CTTAGTTTTCCAAGTAGCTATTTATCGCGGTTATCACAAATCACTTATTGAGGTGTCTTGTGTATACGGTGCTAAAGTTTGGAAGCCTGAGTTTGTATGCGCCATGTTAGGCGGTGCATAAACAGTAAAAGGTGAAGATTGGGCAGTCCGCTATCACTCCGATTGTGGGCTGTCCTTTTTTTAGGGGAATGTTATGCCAACTGCTATTTCGTTAGAAACTGGCACAGGCTCAACAACTGCTAATTCTTATATTTCTGTAGCCAATTACAAAACCTACAGAGATGACAGATATGCGGCTACTGATCCAGCGCCAAGCGATAACACCATTATTACCTACATATACAGGGCAATGTCTTACTTTGAATCGTTAAATTTCAAAGGCCATAAGCATACAGAAGATCAAGCATTACAGTTTCCGAGAGGGGATTTAGTAATTGATGGTTATGGTATAGATAACGACACAATACCAGTTGAAGTGCTTGAAGCGATGTATGAGCTGACTTTTGCTTATGAGCAAGGATTTGCACCTGATGCACCTGTTTCGCGTGAAACAATTGCTGAGTCTGTCGGTGGTGTTTCTGTTACATATAAGAACAGTTCAGCACATCAAACGCTCACGCCAGCCGTAACAAATGCTTTGAGAAAGCTGGTCAAGCCTTCACTTTCAGTAACGAGGGTATAATGAGCTTTGATTACTCAAGATTGAATGATACAGCTACAACTTTGATAAAAAGGTTTGGGCAAACTGTCACTTTTAATCGCTATACAGAAACATATCAGATAAGCTCACCTACAAGCATATCATCTAGCAGTTTTTCTGCTGACGTAGTTTTGATGAATAAGCCTGTAACTGAAGAAGATACAGCGCAAGAAATGACAACGCATACAGGGCTTGCACAATCAACAACAGCTATTGAGGTTGGTGATGTTGCTAGTATTAACAGTGAAAACATGAGAGTAGTGGGTGTAACTAAAGTACAGCCATCAACAAAGGTGCTATATTATGAGCTTCAGTTCGCAAGTTAAAAGCGCTGTCAAGCAAATGGAAAAAGATTTGCAAGATGAAGTTTCTGGCGAGTTGACAGAGGTTTTTAAAAGAACAATTTTTAGAACGCCTGTTGATACTGGCAGGTTAAGGAGTAACTGGCAGACGGGTATAAGCGTTACGCCATCAGGTGAAAAACAAGCTGGCAATAATGCGTTATCTCAAACACAGTCAGAAATGAAAAAATACGAGCTTGGAGATACTGTTTTTTTTGCTAACAATTTGCCTTACGCTGTGCCTATCGAGGAAGGGCATTCAAAAGCTTTTCCTGAAGGTATGCTAAAGGTTAGCGTTTTAGAGGTTTTTGGTGTCTTAATATGACAGTAGATTATTTATTGATCAGTCAAGACCACACAGGCAATATACATAATATTGATGCTGGTTCTATTACTGATGGTGTCGTAGCAGACACTAGCAAACCGTTTAGAAACATACGAATTGCTTTTGAAAGTTTGTTTAATACAACTGCTGGCAATATGAGTCCAGCTATTACGAATCTTATATTTGAAAACGTAACATTTAAGATGTCAGGGCTTAGTAAGTCTGCTACAGTTACAGAAGCTTTAAGGGGTACATTGTTACCTGCTGAAACTGTTTCATCAACGCTAGGCGGTAATGGGCAAGATTTGCAAAGAGGAATCTTTCAAATTGATTATTATACTAAGGTTGGCTCTGGGGGCTATACCGATAGATTGGATAGTGTGGCGAATGTATTTAAACGCAACACTGTCTTGGATAGTAACAACACTAAAATTACTATCGAAAATACATCTTTAGGCGTAGGGCGCAGAGAAGATGCTTTTTATGTTAGACCTTTAAACGTATCTTATTTTGCAGTTACACCTGCGAGGAGTTAAAAATTATGGCAGTTTCAACAGGGCGGCAGTCCATTATTTTAGCAAAGGCTCAAGGCACTTATGGCACAGCTATCACAACAGGGTTAGAGCAAGTGCCTATATTGACCGAGACTTTCAATACTTCAAAAAATGCTACTGAGATTATGCACCTTAGGGGCGATAGATTAGCTGAAAAGTTTCATTATCCATTCCAAAGTACTGAGGCAGAGATTACTTTTAATCTTTCGCCTTGTGATATTTTTGGTGAGTTATTGGTAGCGGCTTCTTGTTCAGACACAAATTATATACCTAATACGACAACTGATAGCAGTGCAACACATTCTATTGGCACTACACAAAGGCAGTTTACGTTTGAAAGAAACTTTAACTTTGCAAATGTTACTAAAGATTGCCAAGTGTTTAAGGATATGCAAGTAAACACCTTTGCTATCGCTGTACCTGCTAGCGGTTTTGTTGAATGCACTGTATCTATGCAAGGCTCAGACGTTACTCATGGTGATACACCGTCAGGTAGTCAAAGCTCTGCTGATTACTTTCATACACCTTTTGATGCTGGTAATTGCACAGTTTCAATTGGTGACACAGCAGATGACACATCGCCTACAGTGCAAACTGGAATTGTAGACTTTAACTTGACTATTGATAATGGTATGTCACCAACTTACACAGTAGGTGCAGAAACACCAAGACAAAACATACTTGGTAAATCTGTAGTATCAGGAAGCTTTACAATGCACTTTGAAACTGGTGCCTTTTATGAAGTTTTTCTAACTGAAGCAACCAGAAGTTTACAACTTCAAATTGGTAGTGGTAATGATGGCATTAATTTTTATATGCCAGAGGTTGCTTTTACTAATGTAACTATTGACAATGCAGAAGATTTAACTACTTATGCGGTAGAGTTTACTGCTTTAGCTCATCATGGGTCTGATGGCGCGGTAGAAAAGTCATCATTAATTATGGACTTCGACTTGAACAGCTAATTACAAACACAGCCTTGCAGGGCAGGGCTTTTTATCCTCAGGGGGGATTAAATGAAGATAGATACGTTATTTACAGCAGATGCACACGAACAGGGTTCAGAAGTACGCATTAAAGATGGTAACGGAAAATTAACAAGTTTGTATATTACAGTTAAAGGCACAGATAGCCCTACTTATCAAAAGGAGCTAAAGAGACAGAAAGACGCTTTTTTTATTGCGTCACAAGCAAGCGAAGAACCAGATACAGATAGTTTTGTAATTGATGCTTTAGTTGCTTGTACTGTTAGCTGGCGTGGTGCTGAGGAAAAGTTTTCAGAAAAACTCTGTAGAGAGTTATACACGAAAGCGCCTTATGTACGCGATCAAGTAGATAGGTTTATGGTAGAACGTAAAAATTTTACCAAAGCCAAGCGGAAAAAATAATTGCGTTTGGCAGATGGGTTTTAAAGGCTCATAGTAAACCGAAAGGCTCAAACTCTACAAGGTTAGAGCAATGGAAAGCGTTAGAAAGAAACTCAGGCAAAAAGCCTAAAGTATTAGCTAACGCACCAAAGCTTAACGAACAAGAGTACGCTGTATTTGAAACTTGGCTCAAGGTAAGTCAGGGTAAAGATAATATCAGTTTGGTAGATATTAAAGCTTATTCTGACCTTTACAAAGTTGATCTGGAATGGTGGGAAGTTGATGCTATTTTAGGTATAGATAAAGCTAAAGGCGAAATATGGCTACAAGCGTCTCAAAGTTAATTTTAGAAGCTGATACAAAAGGTGTTAAGCCTGCTATTAATCAGCTAGGCAAGCTAGAACATGCGGCAAATGATGCCGAAAGAGCTACTGATGGATTAACTCGGTCTACAAAAAGGCTGAGAGATGAAAAAGGTAGATTTGTCAAAAGCACAAAAAAAGCTACCAATCAACAAAAAAGATTCAACAGAGAGGTTAAAGAAGGCAGATCAAGACTTTTAGGTTTTGCGGCTGGCCTTGTCAGTGTAGGTTCTGCTCTTGCATTTGGCGGCAAGTTTGTAGAAGTAAATAAAGAATTTACCCGTATGAGCGGTATGCTCCTTACCGCTACTGGATCAGCAGAAGCCGCTAGTAAGCAGTTCGATAAGTTAAAAGAATTTGCCGCAACCACACCATTCGCATTAGCCCAATCAGTTGACGGTTTTGTCAAGCTTAAAAATCTCGGATTAGACCCAAGCATGGAGTCTATGCGCTCATTTGGTAATTTTGCGGCCGCAATGGGTAAAGACTTAAATCAGATGATAGAGGCTGTTGCTGACGCTTCTACTTTTGAGTTTGAAAGGTTAAAAGAGTTTGGGATTAAATCTAGGCAAGAAAAAGACAAAGTATCTTTTACGTTTCAGGGTGTCACAACTGAGGTTGGAAAGAATAGCGCAGAGGTTGTTGCATTTCTTAAAAGCATTGGCAATGAAAAATTTGGTGATGCTATGGATCAACAAGCCGCTGTGTTTGTTGGTGCGGCTAGTAATCTAGGTGATGCGTTTGATCAGTTATTTGTTGAAGCTGGAAAGGGTGGTGCT